GATGCTCTTCGCGCTGGCGGCCATCGCTGCCACGTCGTCGTTGATGATGATCGGCCGGCCCATCAGGCGGTCGGGTGCACCGCCAGGGTTGCCCGTCTCGTAGCCCGGCACGAAGATCGGGCGGCTGCTACCGTCCACGATCTTGCGCAGCACCTTGAGCGAGCTGTCGGCCATCATCCAGCCCACGCCGGGCATGCTGCGATAGGAGCGGTTGACGCTGTGCTCCAGGTCCACCAGATCGGCGTACAGGACGGTGGTGGTCTGGCCAGAGGCGCCTGCCTTGCCCAGCGTTGCGCCGGTGACGATGCCATAGGGCTTGCCGCTGCCGTCACCCGTTGTCGCGTGGGTGTTGTAGATGCGGCCCAGGCGCATCGCCAGGAGATCCTGCACGAAGGCTTCGATGTCGAGCATCGAGTCCTGCACCAGCTCGAACGGCAGCGCGATCTTCTTGCTGCTGTACTTGTAGGTGGCCAGGGCCAGCGTGCCGAACGTGGTCTCGCCCAGGGCTGCGCCGTTGTTCTCGCCGACGATCTCGCCGACCTCGGCCGTGGGGTCGTTGGTCATGAACGGGATCGACGCACCGGTGGCGGTGTTGTAGATCTGCGCCGCCTCCAGCATGCCGCCGTATGCCTTCATGGCCTGTTCGAGCTCGCGGTCGTACTCGGTGGCAACGGTGTAGCCGCCCTCGCCTGGCGTGCCGACCGACATGGCACCGCGGATGTGCGGCGTGTTCATGGCGGAGCGGATGTCTTCGTTCTGCCGGCTCTGCATGCGCTGGCGCTGGGTGTCATCCAGCGCCTGCAGGCCGCCGGTCAGGAAGGCGCGCAGGGCCTGGCCTTCGACCTTTTCGCCGCGGTGCGCGCCTGGCGTTCGGGTGTGCTTGTCGCGCAGCGCGTCGGTACTGGCGGCGTCGTCTCCGGCCAGGTCTGCGAGCCGCTTCTCGCGGATGATGTCGCCGTCGATGGCTTCGATCTCGGCGAGCGCGGCGTCGAGCTTGGCAGCCTCGTCTTGAGGCATGCGCTGGTCGGCGGGGTACTTGCCATTGAGCGCGTTCGCCTCCTGGGCCTTGGCGTTGCGGCGCTCGCGCAGTTGAGCGAGTTTGCTCATGGTGCGGTTCCTTTCGGATGGGTCAATGAAAACGGCCCACCGATTGGTGGGCCTGGCTCGGGTGCGCGAGTGCGCTACACGACGGGGAGCAGAAGGGAAGCGACGCGCACGCGCTGTCGCTGTCGGCTGCGGGTATCTTCATCCACCAGCGGCGCGGCCGGTGTGGTGGGCTCGGTGTTGTCCTGGCCAGGCATGTCGGCGGGCACGACGACATCCGCGCCTTTGGCGTAGGCGCTGAGCGCCCATGGTCGGGCGTCGGCACGCGCCTGGGCGCGGCTGGCGCTCGTCTTCACTTCGTCCACAAAGCCGGCGTTTCTGGCTTCATCGGCGGTGAACCAGGTTTCGGCCTCGATCCACGCGCGCAACTGGTCCAGACTGTTCCCGCTGCGGCGGTGGTATTCCTGCAGCATGGTTTCGTCGGCCTTTTCCAGCAGGTCGGCGAGGCGCCTGAATTCAGACTTGCTGCCCATGCCGATGGTCCACGTTTCGTGGATCATGAACTTGCTGCCCGATGTGGCGAGCACGCGGTCGCAGGCGCAGGTGATGGCGGTTGCCGCGCTGGCGGCCAGGCCTTCGATGTGGGCGTGCACTTTGGCGGGGTGCTCGCGCAGGGCTTCGCACATGGCTTCGGCCGCAAACACGTCGCCGCCGGGGCAGTTGACGCGCAGGTGGATTTGCTCGGCGTCGATGGCGCGCACGGCGGGCACGAAGTCCTGCGGGCACACGCCGCCGAACATCTCGGCCATCCAGCGGTCTTCGACGATGGGGTCGTACAGGTACAGCGTGACCTCGTTGCCGGCCGCATTGCGCTGCATGCGCTGCGCCATGGGTGTGTATGGCCGGCGGTTGTCGGCCAGCAACTGCAGGAGGTTATTGCGGCGCATCTTGGGCTCCGATGTCATTGGCGCCAGGATTGCGGCGCAGGCTGTCGTTTGGCGCCATGTTCTCCAGGCGGCGGATTTCCTGCTCGTCGATCCATGCAGCTTCCCCCGCGCGGCCAAGGGCAATGCGGTAGGCCTCGTAGCGGCTCTTGAGGTCGCCGCGCTCGAGCGCTGCGGTGACATGCTCGACAAAGTAGCGCGACCGCGTGGGCCACAGTTTTCGGTTCAGCTCTTGGGCGATAGGCGTCAGGTGTCGCTGCAGCGTGTAGCGCACGAAGCCGATACCTTGCTGCTCGATCCCAGAGCCCCAGCTGGTGGTCTTGTCGGTGTGCCCGACCATGTGCGGCGGCACGCCGAAGATGCGGCAGATTTCCTCGACGGTGAAGAGCCGCGTGGCCAAGACCTCGGCGTCCTTCTGATTCACGGTGAGTTGGGCCGGCTTCAGGCCGCCCGTCAGCATCAGCGGCGCGCGGCTGTTGCCGCTGATGCTGTATGACGTCATCAGTGTTTGAGACAGCTGCGTGATCTGCTCGGTGTTGAGTTTGGCTTCGGTGCTGAGCGCGTAGTCGAAAGTGGCGCCGCCGCCGAAGAACTGCGCCGTGTAGCGCTCGGACCCAAGCGCCACCCCGATGGCTTCGCGCGCGGCGTAGGTGATAGGGCTCGGGCTGCGCAAGCCATCAAACCCCAGGCTCGTGAGCTGGATCATGTCGGCGCTGTCCACCACGCGCCATTCGGCAGTGGTTGCGTCCCACAGGCGGAATCGCTTGATGCCGGTCTTGTCGCGGAACGGTGTCACGTCCAGCGGGTGGTGCGGCTGCAGGCCCGTGATGCGTGCGCTGCGGTGGCTTGGGCGAAGCAGTTCGCCGAACCCGTCGCCGTAGAACATTTTGCTGGCGATCAGGTACTCCCACGCCTCTGAAGACGTCATGTCTTCATTCGCGGACTCGTTGAGCCACCAGGTGTATTCGTGGTCGGCGCGCGAGCGTTCGGCCCCTTTGCGCTCGTAGATTCCCACGGGCAGGGTTGCGATGGCCCCCGCGAGCAGCGACACGCAGCCGTAGACGGCGGACACGCGCATGGCGGTGTCTGGCGTGACAACCTGGCCGGCGGCGGTGGCGCTACTGACGCCAAGCACCTTGACGAGATCAGAGCCGCTGAGGGTGCCCACGGCGTTGTCCCCCACCAGCGCGGATCGCGGCTTGACGCCAGCCCGGTCGTAGCCGCCGGGGCGGCCTGCGAGCCATTGGTGGAGCACGGCGCTGCCGTGCTCGATGGTCTGCGCTTGCGTTTGGGATGTCATCGCATGAAGTCCAAGACCATGATTTGTGGAATTGGCTCGCTCTGCTCTTTGGGTTTCGCGCCCACACCGATGGCCATGATGGCGGCCAGTACACAGTCGATTCGCCCTGATGCGCGGCGCTTGCTCAGCTTTCGGTTGCCGGCGTCGTCTTCGACAACAACGGCATTGGCGGCGCACCATGTCAGTACCGGGTGCGCGTTGTGCACGAGCTGGCCGCCGAGCAGCAGGCCCTCGAACTGCTCGATGGCGGGGGCCATGTCGCGGTAGCCCTGGCCGAATTCGACCATCTCAGGCAACACTATCCCGGCGTCCTCGGCCAGCGCGCGCAGGTCTTCGATGCGCCAGCGGTCATAGGCAACGGCGGCGATTTCGAAAATCTCGGACAGCGCGGCCAGGCGCTGCAACACGGAAAGCTTCTTGATGGACGCGCCTGGCGTCGTCAGCAGGTGTCCGTCTCGGACCCACTTGGTGTAGGTCACTTTGTCTTCGAGTTCACGCTGCGCGAGGTCGGCTTCGGGAATCCAGGCCCAGGCAAGAAGGTGCCACGGTTCGTCGGCGTGTTCGGGTTCGATGGCCAGCGTGAGCGCGGTCAGGTCGGTGGTGCTTGACAGGTCAAGGCCAGCGTAAGCGCGGCGGCCGCGGAATTGCTCGAACGTGTATTCGCGTGCGGCAGGCATCCATACGCTGGGGCTCAACCAGGGTGCTTCCGCCTGCGTACAGTGACAGAAGTTGAGCCGCCGCACCATGGCTTCTTTGCTCGGCAGGCCCTTGGCACCACGCACTTCGCCGCGCAGGTAGTCGAGTTTTGGCAGGTTGGCTTCAAC